CTTGTGCTTAGCAGCATCGATCACAACCATGGAGTGTTTGACAGCACGAGCTAGCTCGCCATCAGTAGCTCCACGAATCGTCATGTCAGTGATCAGGTTAGATACTTTCCCCATTTCTTGCTGCTTACGGGGTTCGCTCATGACCTTCATACCGTCATAGTACGGAAATTCACCTTGTGGATCGAAGTCGCCTAGTTCATCCAATGGCTTCTTGGTCTTGATCAGAGTGCCTGCTTGCTGAGGGATGACAATGACAGAGTCGCCATCGAAGTCCGCTCCAGACAGAATCTGAGCTACCTTTGGGTGGATGCCGATAGCATCAGGCGGGTGTTCGCCAAAGTTCGCCTTGGCGTCCTTGTTTCGGTTGTTGACAGTCAGCACTGGAATCTCGAAGGTTCCGCCATGTGGATAGCGGACGAGAGCTACTTTCTCACCATTGGTGAAATTGGGGGCGTAGACCTCGGTCTCCTTCATCGATGTGATGGGGAGGATGACGTGAGACGCCTGGCGCGGAAGTGCTGCTGCTTTCAGATCGACAGCCGCAGAATCCGCGCTATCAGCGAAAGACTCGAGAAGCTTCTTACGAACTGCCGGGTTGGTGAGAGCCATGATCTCGTTGAGCTTTTCGCGCTCTTGGTTGTAGGTCTCGTTAAGCTGACGCGTTGCCAAACTAGTTGGCTGCTTTGACAAGAACTGAGAAGACAGGTTTTTCGACCAAGTTCCCCAGTCGCCCTCTTCGTTGATGATGTTCATCGCAGAAGTAACCTTTTCCGTCTTCGGGTCAATGATCTGACCGTTGGGCGCAGGCTTTAGTTGGGCTCCGAACGGGTTGTCGTGATCAATTACCTCATTGCCGTTTTCGTCAACCTTGGTCTTCAGTGGCTTCAACGCATCAAGCTTATTTCCGGTGCTTGACTTGTTGGTGTTGAACTGAATGTCAACTCCAGGAGGAAGGTCGTTCTTGTAAACGGCCATACCCTTCAAGAAGTGACTTTCGTCCACCATGACACGGACCTGAGCATAGTGAGACTCTCCAAGAGAGATGTCTTTCACACCAGGCCGAACGAACATCACACCATCGGCTAGACCGCCGCCGTCTTCCTTGTAGTTGATGCCGACTCTCTTTGAAGAGATCGACAAAGGCGGCTTAAGACCCAAGATGCTTCTTCCATTGTCCTTGCTGAACTGTCCTAGAGCATCAAGCTGCGAAATCTCATTCTTGGCACTGTTTACGTCCTTGTACTTGGTTCCAGGCGGCGCCAAGACCTTGATCGTGGTCTTATTGCCTGGTGCAGTTCCCAGCTGGTCGACCTGCACCTTGTGTACGACGTACCCGTGTTCCTTGAGCATTGCGACAGCGACACGAAGCTTGTCTGCACTGATACCGAGGTAACGTTCTACGCCAGTACCGATGTCGACGAAACGCTTCTCATCAACACCCTTCTTCAACATACTTGCAATGTTTTGAAGAGTGTCTGCCTTGTCCTTGGCATCGTCGGCAAGCAGCGATCGGACGGTTGACTCCTTAGTGGCAGAGCCGAACATCTTCTCGGCGATCTTTACGTGAGACCAACCCTTTTTACGCAGCTTGTATGCCATGTGGATCTGTTGCTGCTTCTGTTGCGCCTTGGCTGCCGATCGGGCGGCGCGGTAGTCGGTAGTGCTGATTCCGAGAAGCTTACACGTCTCCGTGATAGCCTTGGCTTCGTTCTTGCCAGCAGACTTGGCTTCTGCCTTGACTGCATCGAAGTACCCCAAGAACTCACGGTTACGCTTGTTCTCAGTGGTGTAATGGCCCCAAGGGAACTCGGCGACATCCTGACCACCAGACCCGTAGGGATAGCGACCTGACTTGCGGAGGATGCCATAGTGCTCGAGGTGGTCGTCTTTCTCAATGACGCCATCATCCAGCTTGGCGTCTTCAATCTCCTGCCAATCAGTCACTGGTCTTCCTCCTCTCGCAGTAGGTCCACTCGCTTGTCGAAGTACTTGATCTTCTCCATGATCGCTTTGATGTCTCCGGGATCGGGCACCAGAACACGGAAATCATCGTTTTGGTAAATCCTCAGCTCATGGTCGATGTTGAACGGGCTCTCATTGTACTCCAAACAGAAGAGCGCATCGTAGATCTCCAACTGCTTGAAAGACGTCAACTCAGTACCCGTCTTCAGATCGTGGATCCGAAGAAGCATCTTCTTCTTGTGCTCTCTGAAGGAGATGGCATCCGGTGTACCAAACGCATTGGGCGAGTGCACCAAAGGCAGCTCCGCTTTCATGCGGAAGCCAATGGCGTGGTTGACGTACAGGGCCAGAGTGGTCCCGTCGTTACGCAAGGGTTGCCCTAGCTCGATTGCCATCGCGGCGAACTCGTGTTTGCGAGTTCCAAGCTTGGCTGCTTTCCGCGTGACGTACATACGATCGAACTTATCGTCGTCGTAGTTGAGCCAGTGGTACTTGCTAGCGCTGAGATGCTCCGAGTGCATACCCTCGAAGTTTGTATGTTTGAACCAACGCATCCAGAACCTCTTCCTCATTCTCAGGGTAAATGAACGAACCGAAGGCTGCCCGGTTTGCCCATTCTACATACCATTCCTGATTAGGTTCTTGATCTGCATCGCGGGAAGGTTTGACCTCAAGCCACGCCCAGAAGCCTGGGAGAAAGATTGAGAGGTCAGGAATGCCTTGACGGTAACCAGAGTTGTTCTTCAGAACATCGCAAGACCCTTTAGGAAAGAGTCCTTTGATCCTCGGAATCAACTCACGTTGGTAATCGCGTTCTAGCATTTCACCCCATTTCGCAGTCTAAAAGAGTAGAGGTATCTACACCTCTTCTATCATAGGCTGCGATTCTGATGCGGATTAGTACCTAAAGTGACACACGAGCAAATATTTGCCACGTGGGGAAACAGGGGCTGCCGTTAACTACGGATTTCATGATGTCTTCTTCTAAAAGACCGTTATCCACAGCAGCTTCTCGTGTGTCTTCGTAACGCTTGCTGGTCTCTACATCAAAGATCATTGTCTTCATGAGAGGCTCAGTGGTGTTCTCGAGTTGGTTGAAATACTTGACTGCGAACCACCTGGGTCTCCACATCAGGTTCTTGTGTGAGCAGTCGTTCCGATCTCCGTTGAGTTGGATCGGTGTGTCAAACGAAGCGGACCTTCCTCTTACGAACATGCGTGCGACCAAACGAATGAGACTGACAGTTACCTGTCGACCTTCTTCTCGCTTCATCAAGCCTACCCGGACGATTCCCTCCTGGTTGGCTGATGTCTTGAGGACACGAGACGTGCGCTCGTTCCTGACTTCTCCCGCGTTGCTCAGTTCGTAACCTGGAAAGCCCATCGATTCGAGGCTCTCCCATTCTTCCATCAGTCCTCTTTCCGATTCATGTAGCTCATCAAGCGCTTCTCGGCAACACGCAGAAGACCGACGTGTGTCGACATGGCAGAGGTGCCCAACATCACGTGTTGTACACCGTAGTGTTGATCTCCATGCTCGAACGTCGTCGTTTCATACACCACGCTTGTGCAAAGCAGCATAGGAGCCTCCGGATGCATCTCCCTGATGTATTCCTCCACTGCCTTGTTGAGAGCCTCTCTAGCCACCGCTCTCTTGGCTAGAAAGGCCTCATCTCCTTCGTAGTCCATCAGTTACCCCTTGGGTTGAGTGTGTGGCCAGTCTTCCTGGCGTGGACGAGTGCCTTCTTGGCTAGACGATTGATTCCGGCATCGGTTGGATCGTCGGACTCAAGGAACTTCTCACAGGTGCACAACATGATGCATCGACCCGTGGTACGTGGCTGGTAGTAGATGAAGTCGTTCTTCAGGTTGTCAACGATGGTGACCTCGTCCGTGACAAACGCACTAAGTTCGGCGTCGGTGATCATGAAGAAGATGTCATCGTGGAACGTGGTGGCTGTCTCTTGCAGTTCATCTTCAGTGAATGCATAGACGAACAGCTTCTGGTCGATGTTGCTGTAACTGAATACTCTTAGCTTCTCACTCATGCTTCTTAGCCTTTCTTGGGCCTAGTCGTGGGCTTAGACCCAACTTGGCTGCGTGACGAAT